TGGGCGGGGGCGGGCCCTGGGGGTCTGGTGGGAGTGGACCTGCGCGGGGGGGGGCGACGGTGTTGAGGCCTTGGCGGGGGGGGCCGGACCGGCTAACCGCGTAGCGGGTGTGATCCCAATCGACGACGCGGTAGTGACCGCCGGTCTGGAAGTGCGGCCGACGATCGGCGACGCAGGCCTGCCCGCCGGTGATAGAACGGGTGCCAGCGATCGTGCCCGCGGGCTGATCGTCGGGCGTGACCCGCAGGATGTTGCGGTGGCGGGTCGTTCCCCAGTTCGGCCGAGGGTCGGCCAGGGCGAAGGCCCCGTCGCCGGTGGTGCTGGCGCCGATCACCGCGCGGCTCGCGCCGTCGAAGGGCGTCACCATGTACTTGGTGGTGGTGTAGTCCTTGCCCTCGGGGCGAGGGTCGGCCACGGCGCCGTCGCGCGATGAGGTCACTGCGATGCCGGGACGATCGAAGGGGACAACGCGATAGACGTTGCTATGGGCCTTCCTGCCAAGCATCCGAGGGTCGGCGATCGAATGCGAACCGCCGCCCGGGAGGGACTGACCTGAAACAGTGCCTACAGGCTCGGCCCATTCATTCACCCCGCACTGCAGATAGGGCTGGGTGGCCCGCTTCGGCCGAGGCACGGCGACGCTATGCGCCCCGTTGTGAGGGCGGCTCGCGCCCGCGACGACACGGGCCGATGCTTCCCAATCGCGGACGCCGAGCGCTTCGTTGTGCCAACCGTCGATCGGGCGCGGGTCTGCCACCGAGAACCGGCCTTGCCCCGGCGCGCGCTGGCTCGTGATAGTCGGCGAATTGTCGAGCCATCCGACCACGCCAAGGCTGTCGTTGTGCATCGGCATGTCGGGTACGATGCCGAAGTCGCGCAGGTTGCCGTCGACCACGGCCAGCTCGTTGAGCGCGCGCCAGTCCTTGCCGGCGGGGACCAGGGCAAGGCGGACCCAGGTCTTCCATTGCAGGGCGGGAACGCGGTGCATGGCGCCGGCGATCGGGTCGCCGGGCAAGGGCAGCTTGCCGATGACCTCGCCGACGCCGCGCAGGGCGTGGTGGCGGGGCTGGTAGATGAAGGGCGGGATTTTCTCCATGTGGCGCGCGATCAGCAGGGCGCGCTTGCGGCTCTGGGCGAGGTTGCCGATCACGCCGCAATCGTGGGTGTCGACGTTGACGCTGTAGCCGTAGGCGCGGAACAGGGCCTTGATCTGATCGAGCAGCCACTTGCCGCGGGTCAGGATCCTGAGGACGTTCTCGAACAGGATGACCGGGATCGGATCGTCCTTGTAGGCTTCGAGCATCAGCCAGACGCCGCGCAAGGTCAGGCGGTTGAGCGCCTGGTACTTGTCGGTCTTCGACTGGGTTTCCGAAAGCAGGCCCGAGAAGCCCTTGCAGGGGGCCGAGGTGAAGGCGATGTCCACCGCGGGGCCGAAGACCCGGCGGATGTCGGCCGGCGTCGCCTCCTTCCAGTCGCTGGCCGGCTCGCGGCCGTGCCAGGCCCGGTACTGGTCGCGGTCGAACAGGTCCAGGACCGTGCCCTTGACCTTGGCGATCCGCTCGAAGTTGGCGATCGCGCCGGCGTCGCTGTCGATGCCGCCGGCACAGACCATCTTCGCCTCGACGTGGCCGACGCGCTTGACCACGCGGTTGAAGCCACGAGCGCCGCCGCCGAGGCCGCAGAACAGGTGGGCGTGGCGGATTTCGCGGGTGCGCGTAATGGGGCCGAGCTTCACCGGAGCATCGCTTTCAGCAGGAGGTTCTCGATCAGGTCGGCCTCGGTGAGACCGTCCGGGCCGAGAGACATGGCCTCGCGCAGCTTGTCGGCACACCACGCGCCGAATTCGACGTGATGGTTGTGCGGCAGCGGGCGGGAGGCGGGGAGGATGACCGGGCGGGCCATCGGGAGGCCTTCGCCGCTCATTGGCCGTCTCCGAAATCAGGCGTGGGCCAGGTCCAGAAGCCCTGGGCGCCGCGCATGGGGATGGGGACGGGCCAGCGATCGATTTCGAGCATCGGCCAGCCCCAGTTGGCGTGTTCGTCGCGGGCGCTGTCGTTGGCGCGCGGGACGCCGAAGTCCTCGGCGATCCCGGGGCCGAGGCGCGGCTCGCCGAGGATCGCGGTGCCGAGGCCGACGCCGAGCGGGAGATCGCGGGCGAAGGCCTTGCAGAGCACCTCCTCGCACCTGTCGGCGAGCAGGCAGGTCTCGGCCCAGGCCAGGCGCAGCTCCGGTGAGCGGTCGCGCATGTGACGGAGGCGGTAGAGGGCAACGGCGTCGTCGCGGTCCATCTTGCGCGAGGCGGCGTGGATAACGATGCGCTGGCCGATCAGCGAGCGCGGGGCGCGCCAGCCCCGGAACTCGTAGGGCTTGGCGCCCGCGATGATCAGCGAGGCCCAGGGTTGCCAGACGGTGAGAGCCTTCACAGCGGCATCTCCCGCACCAAGAGGTCAGCGGGCAGCGCGAATTTCCTGACGTTCTGCTTTCCGAAGAAGGCCACGCGGGCGTGGGCGCACTGGTCGCGCAGATGGCGGGCATTGGCTTCGAAGTCGTTGTCGCGCGCCCTGTGGCCGCTCTCGCCGCCGACGATCACCCAGTCGATGGTGTGCACTGTGCTGGTGATAGCCCGAGGCATGCCTTCATCACTGAACGGACCATGCTCGTGGACAGTCTGAACGGCCCACCGCCATGGGCATTGCTCATCGCGAGGTATATCGCCCCGCGAGCAGCGGGTGCCGTATCCTTCACCATCGTCGCAGCTCTGACAGAACGCCTCAGGGGCTAGCCATCCTTCCAGTATGAGCGGCCCCAGCAGCGGCTCAGCGCTGATGAAACGCACCGCTGCCGGCGTGGCGAGCAGATCGGGGATGCGCTCGTCGGCGCGGGCCTGGTCCTCGACGCTGACGCCGAGCCAGACGTTGGGGAGGGGCGCATCCCATTCCCCTCCGGCGTCGTGCCTGAATTCGTCGATTTCCTCAATCGCCTCGCATAGGGCATCGCTGCCCGCTTCGGTCGTGAACCTGCTGACGCAATACTCCCGCATCCGCGCCGACCGCTTGGTCAGGATCATATGGGTGTGCTGCGGGGTCAGGGCGCAGACGGCGAAGAGGCGATCGATCCACTCGTCGGGCACGGCATCGTGGAACAGGTCGCCGTGGGCGTTCCAGAAGATGCGGCGCGGGCGTTTCCAGGAAAGGGCCTGGAGCAAGGCGGGCTCGTGGGCGCGGACCTCTCCGGTCCAGACCGGGCCGGCCTTGGTGTCCTGGGTCAGCCCGATCCGGCTCGGATGGTTGCGCAGCCGCGTGCCGGCGAGCTTCATCGCGTAGCAGTTGGTGCAGCCGGGCGAGAGCACCGAGCAGCCGTTGACGTAGTTCAGGGTGGCGTCGGCCCACTCGATCTTGGTGTTGTCAGCCATTGGGCCTGGGTCGCTTTCGAGAGGATCAGTCTTGCTGCCACCAGGGCGCGCGGGGCGGTTCGGGGTCGGTCATCGGCCGGGGGAGCGGGGCGTTCATCCGGGCGGCCAGCGCGCGGGCGCCTTCGCGGTGGCGGGCCGCGACCTCGCGCCGATCGAGTTCGGCTTCCGCCTCGCGCGGGGTGATCCCCAGTTCGAGCGCGAGGGGGTAGGACTCGCGGTGGCGGCGGCGCCGTTCGGCCTCGGGGCGGCGATCACGCGGCATGGCTCCGGTCCTGGCTGATGCCGAAAGCCACACGGCCCGGCTGTTCGACCATCGGCACCGCATAGAGCGGCGCGCCGCCGATCGAGGGCACGGCGAGGCGGGTGACGATCTCGATGGCCCTGGCGCGGCCCGGCAGGCGGCGAACCGCGCCGCGCCGCTCCAGCGACACGAGGATGCCGTGCGCCGAGGACTTGCTCACCGACCCGATCGCCGCGGCGCATTCCTTCATTGAGGGCGACACGCCGTCATGGGCGAGCTGGTAGCCCTGGATGAAGCGCAGCAGGGCGGCCTGGCGGGCGGTGAGACCGTAGCTCATCAGCCGATCCGATCGATTTCGACCAGCAGCTTGCGGGCGCGATCGTGCCCCCACTGCCAGTAGAGGTTACGCTTCGAACCGCGCTTGTGCGGGTTCGCCGGCTCCGCACCGCCGTGGAAGCGAGCGGCCAGGACGGCGTCGCGCCCCTGGGCCAGGGCTTCACGCTTGAGCGGCGTCACCACGGCAGGCACCCCAGGGCGCTGCACTGGACGAAGCCGCCCAGGCATTGCTGCGCGATGTGCAGCGCGGCCGTGCCGAGCAGGGCGACGAAGCCGGCCTTGGCCAGCTCGCGGGGGCCGAGGGCGATCATGCGGCCGCCCTCCCCGCCAGCCTGGCGCCGATCAGGGCGAGGAGATCGCCGAAGGCGCCCTCGCCGATCGCGGTGGCGGCTTCGTCGTCGGACAGTTCGATGCCGAACTCTTCCTCCACCGCCATCGACAGCTCGATCGTGTCGATGGAGTCGGCGCGCAGATCGTCGACGAACGAGGCCTGGGGCGTGATCCGGTCCTCCTCCACGCAGAGATGGTCGGAGACCAGCTTGCGAAGCCGGGTTTCGAGATCGGGCATCAGGCGGCCTTCCGCTTGCGCGGCGCGGCGATCTCGCGCGCCGGGATGCCGGCGGCGGTGCAGTCGCTGCACCAGGCCTGGCCGTGGGCGGTGGACCAGCCCACGGGGAGGCGCTGGTCGGGGGAGCGGTTCACCGCGCCGCAATCGCATTCGAAGATGACGGCGGGGGGCGGCGCGGCTTGGGTTGGGCAGGCCATGTCGGTTCTCCTGGTCAGAAGGGAAGGAAGGCGCGGAGCAGCAGGGCGGCGCCGGTCAGGCTCGAAAGGGCGATGAGGACGCGCTCCACCCCGGCGCGAGGCGCGGGCTCGCTGGGGACCAGCGGCGGGCGGCCGGGATGCGGCGTGGTTTCGCGCCAGCGCGGGACGGAAGCGTCCGGGCCGGGCATCAGGCGGGCTCGGCCGGGGCGAGGACTTCGCGCTTGCGGGTGCTCAGGTAGGGCGGGCCGACGATGCCGGCCTGCTCCATCCGCTCGATCAGCGCGGAGGCCGCGTTGTAGCCGATGCGGAGACGGCGCTGGAGATGGCTCGTCGAGGCGTTGCCGGTCAACCGCACGATTTCGACGGCGCGGTCATATTCGCTGGCGTCGTCATCGTCGTCGTCATCGCTGACGCGGACCACCGCGACCGGCTTGCGCTCGCCGGAATCGATCCGCACCAGGCCGCGCTCCGCCAGCTCGGCGTCGGTGGCGTGGGCGATCGCCGCCTCGAGCGGCGTGGGGTCGGGCTCGCGGCGGGCATAGCCCTCGCCGCCCATCCCCAGCTCGCATTTGTAGAGGTCGAGGACGACCTCCATCTCGCGGCGATCGTCGGCCTGCATCTTCCGCAGGCGGACGATCTGGCGCATGATCCGGGGATCGAAGCCCACGGCCTTCGCTTCGGCGTAGACTTCGCGGATATCGTCGGCGATGCCCTTCTTTTCCTCCTCCAGCCGCTCGATGCGTTCGATCAGCAGGCGCAGGCGATCATTGGTTTCGGCCATGGGATGTCCTTTCAGTCGAACAGACCGGGTTGGTCGGGGTCGGGTTCATCCAGCGGCTCGGTGCCGACCGTGACACCGGCCACGCGCGGGAGCGGGCGGAAGGGGATGGTGCAGTCCGGATCGGGGATGCCGCTGGGCGTCAGGATACACTCGATCGAGAGGGTGGCCTTGAAGGTGCAGCCGCAGGCGAGGTTGCGGCAGGCGTAGAGCACGTCGAGGAAATGCTCGGGCACGCCGCGGCTCGGCCCGCGGAAGGGCGGCGAAGGGGCGGGCGGGCAGGGGAGAACGCCGCCCCGCGGCCCCGACCGCGGCCGCAGCAGTTCCGCGCGGGAATAGGGCACCTCGGGGGCGTCGTCGTCGTGAAGCTGGATCGCGGCCCCTCCCATCGCGGCTAGCCTCCGGTTCCGGCCAGCGCGGCCGCTTCCTGGCGGTCGAGCGCGGCGAGGGCGTCGGTGCCGGCGGAGATCGCCTCCTCCACCTCGCGCCGGGCGCTGCGGCGGGCGGCGGGGTCGCGGGCGTTCATCGCGGCGTGGAGCAGGCCTCGACCGCCTCGCCGCCTTCCTTGGCGGAGGCGGCGGCCAGGTCGATCAGGCTCGCGTCGGCCGTGGCGCTCTGCGCGATGTCCAGGCGCAGGGTCAGCAGGCGCTGGAACGGGCCGTGGTCGCCGCCGTCCGCCATGAAGGCGCGGTCGAGCCGCTCGGCGTCGAGCAGGCGGATTTCGGTCTCGCAGTCCGGATCGGAGAGGTAGCGGACCATGCGCTCGGTCTTGCCCAGGATCGCGCCGCAGCGATCCCATCCGATGCGGGCGGCGATCACGGTCAGCGCGTGGTGGTAGGTCAGGGGCTCGCGGCGCTTGGTCATGCCAGGGCGCTCCGGACGAGGGCGCGGCCGCCGAGGAACAGCAGCAGGGCGTGGACCGCGATCGGCCAGGCGTCGGGCGCGGCATCGATGCCGAGGGCCAGGCCGATCGTGCCGACGCTCGCCATGACGGCGGCCAGGATGCGCCCGAACCGGCTCCCCGCGCGGCGGCCTTCAAAGCGCGGCCGGTTTGGAAATGGACCCGCCCCGCGCCGCGATCTACGCCCTGCCAGGTGGGCGGCGTGGTGATCGACGAAGGATGCGGACCATAAACATCGGGACGGAGGTGGTGGCGGGAAACGCCGGTGAGCTGCTCCGCGAGCAGGCATTCGCCACCTTCAGCGGGCAGTTGCTTGGACTGGTTGAGCCAGCGCCATACGGTCGGCTGCGGGCGGCTGAAGGCGTCGGCCATGGCCTGATCGCTTGCGAAGTGCGAGCGGACTTGCATCAGGGCCTCATAGCGGGTGAGTGCTTCAGACATGATGCGATCTATACAAATCTGAATAAATAGGTCAACGAAAATGTTGAGTGCTCTCCTATTCAAAAATGGATAGGTAGCGTAAATGGCTGAAATCGTAGGCTCACGGCTCGAAAAATTGATTGAGCACCGGAGGGAAAGCCAGTCCTCCGTGGCGCGCGCAATCGGCGTGTCGCAACCGACGATTGGGCGTTTCATCAGTGGCGAAACACGCGAAACAGGCAAATTGCTCGAGCTGGCGCGCTTCCTGAAAACCTCTCCGGAATACATTGTTGGAGAGAGCGACGAACGCGACCTGCCAAGTCTTCAAGATCGTCGCTTGGCCTTTCGCGGCGCTGAGCCGGAAGTAGTGCGCGGTGATTCTGTGATGGTCGATCACATCGATCTGCGCTTCGGCCTGGGCGGAGAATATCTCGACGGCCCGGCCTCGGTCGACAAATGGGAAATGCCCCGCGCACTGCTGCGACACTTCACGACCAGTTCGGTTGAATACCTCGCGTGGGCTGAGGCGACCGGCAATTCGATGGCGCCGACGATCCCGAACGGTGCGCTCGTGCTGTTCGACCGTGCACCGGCGCAACTGAATATCACGATGGGCGACGACATCTACGCTATCGCCTACGGGCAGGTCGGGATGATCAAGCGGCTCCGGCCGATGCCCGATGGCACGGTGAAGATCCTGTCGGATAACGCCGTGGTCCCGCCGGAGATCGCGGCGGACGGCGAAATGCATGTGATAGCCAAGGTGGTGGCGGTGCTCGGGAAGCCGTGACGGTTCGAATAACGGGGGTGAATTTTGTCGGACAATCCAAACGGGGGGAAGGCGAGGCTCAAGACTTGGCAGCAAGTCGCGATTGGCGTCGCCGCTGTATTCATTTTGCTTATCGTTGTGGGAATCGTAAGCCCGCCACCGGCGAACGACCCGGCTGCGACGCCATCTCCGCAAGCCGCGTCAACGCCGAGCGCATCTCCGGCACCTGCACCGACCTCGTCAGGCCCAGCGATGGCCAGTGTAACAGCACAACCTAGCTACTATTTCAGTCGCACCGATCTCTATCGTTCGACCCCCAAGGATACCTGCCGGCAAATGGATCGGGAGTTCGCCGAAAAGCTTGTGGGACGGATCAGCTCGACGTTGCCACCCGAGGCCAGCAGCTCGATCCAGTTCGATAGCTTCAACGTGGGGTCAGCCTTCAGGGGTGGGGATGGCAAGGAAGCGGTGGTCAACTTCACTGCTCGCCATAATGGAGTAGAGGACGTCTTCATGACCGCCACCGGGAGCTTCGTTCCCGCGGGTTGCCAAGTCGGCAAGCTCGTTATTCGGGTGGGCTCCAACCCGATGGATAAGCCGGTCTTCGTCGAACGCTGAGGCGCGATCAATGGCGGGTAATCTCGTTCTCCGTCGCGCTGCGCCGCTACTGGCTGTCGTGTGGTTCGGCTTGGCGGCTTCACCCCCCCCGGCGCGGGAATCGCCGGACTGCCTCAGCGATGAGGCGATTGACCGGGCCGTGGGCGCGGCGGTGCGGTCGGGCGCGGCCACCATCGATATGCGGGCCTTGCCCGACCTTCCGCTCTGTTCCGGCCTGACGCCGGCGCAGCAGGTCCAGCGCATCCGCGCGGCGGCCTTTCCGGAAGACGCCGCCCGCGCCGAGGCCGAGCGCCAGGAGAGGATCGCGCGGGAGGCCGCCGAAGCACAGGCCTTCGAAGATCGGATCAGTGCGGCGAAGGTTAAGGCCGCGCCCGCGCCGGCCGACGATGCCGTCCAGCCGCTGTTGGCGCGGCCGGTGGAGCAGTTCCGACCCTTCCCGGCCCCGGCCGGCAGGCCCCGCCCTGCCCGCCAGCAGGCGCGCGCGGCGTCGGCGGCTCCAGCTCGGGCGCGGCGCCCACCTTTGGGGTTTTTCCCCGTTTGGGGAAAAACCTCTCGGAAGTGATCGTCAACCGGATGGCCCGCTCGCGCGGCGGGCTATTCACGGATGCGACGGGGCGAGCCGGGCTATTCGGCCAACCTCGACCGCGACGGCGACGGGATCGCCTGCGAGTAACTCACCGGCACCGCCCCGCGCGGCCGTCGATATCCCAGCGCTGGACATACTCGGCCTGCCCCGCGCGGAGCTGGGCGCAGGAGAGGCTGACCTTGCCCGCCCAGGCGAAGGCCAGGGTGCGGCCGTAGATGTCCTCGCCATGGCGCTCCAGGCGGATCGGCCGGCCGCGCACCAGGCGCTGGAGCGCATCCTTGCTGGCCCAGGGATCGCCCTCCGCGCAGCGCCGGCCGCGACGGCAGTGGCCCGGCAACTCCGGCGCGTCGATACCGATCAGGCGTACCCTTTCCGCCCCGCAACGCAGGGTGTCGCCATCGGTGGCAGTGCAGGAAAGAAGCGCGCTGGCGGCAAGGATCGATAGCAACGGCATGGGCCGCTAATCGGCCAGATCGCGCGCCAGCGCCATTTCCAAATGCATCCGATTTGGAAGCTTACCCCGCCGCCTCCATCTCGATCTGGCTGACGAAGCCGCCGTCCGCGTCCATGCGGTGCTCGACCTTGGCGATGCGCCAGGCCTTGGCGTCGACCTCGTCCTTGTAGCCCTTGGCCGTGGCCTTCGCGCCGGCCGAGGCCGTGGCGTCGCCATAGGCGAGGTCGAGCTGGAACGAGGCGGCGGCGCGCTTGAGGCGCTTGGCCTCGGACCCGGCGGCGGCCTTGGCGTCGCCCTCGCTGGCGTAGACCCGCTTCAGCCGGCGGCGCTTGCCGCCGCCCTGCTGGACCTTCCGGCGCTTGCCCGTGGCGGGATCGTGCCACTGGGCCTCGGCCCCGTCCTGGCCGTTCTCGCGGCTCGCGCGGCGATAGGAATAGCGGTCGCCGTCGCGACGGGTCAGCGCGATGGTGGGGATCGCCTTGCCGGTGGCGGTGGTGTTGGCGTCGATCGGGGCGAGGATCAGCGCGCCGTCCTTCGTCGTGGCCACCGCGTCGTAGCGCCGGCCGAGGTCGCGCAGCAGCTCCATATCGGACTTGTTGTGCTGCTCGGCCGCCTTGACCGGCTTGCCCGAGAGGTCGGGATGACACCGCGCGGCCAGGCCGTGCTCGCCCGCGATCTTGCCCAGGATGCCGCCCAGGGTCTGGTCCTTCCAGATCCGCGTCTTGCGGGTGCGGAAGCTCTCCTTGAAGTCGGCGGAGCGGCCGGTGATCGTCACCGTATCGGGCGGGCCGGACCAGGACACCTCGTCCACCTTGAAGCTGCCCTTGTCGACCAGGCCGACCTTGACGCCCGTGCCGCGCGCCCAGCCCAGTTGCACCTTCAGCCTCGCGCCCTCGGGCGGCAGGGCCAGCTTGCCGTCGTGATCGTGGAGCACGATCTCGAACTCGTCGGCGCTTTCCCCGCGCGTCTCGGTCAGGCGCAGGCTGAGCAGCCGGGGCGAGAGCTTGTCGGTCAGGTCCTTCCCGTCGAGCGTCACCTTCCAGTCGGCGAAGGGCAGGACGAAGGCCGCATCGCCCTTCGCGGGGAGCGGGTCAGTCGGCACGGGACAGCTCGATGGTGAAGCCGATGACGCGGGCCTTGCCGTTGTCGATGATCGCGCCGTGCTGCTCGCTGAGCCGGTCGATGGTGAAAGCGCCGAACAGGGTGCCGGTGCCGTCGGCGAGCTGGTAGGCGTCGCCGTCGTCGGCCATCTGGGCGAGGGTCTCGATCGCGGAGTAGGACCCGGCCAGCTCGGGCACCAGGGTTCCCCGCAGCACGATCTTGTCCTCGCCCGGGCCGAGGAACTGCCCGGCCGGGCGCGCGCCGAAGCGCGGGGTGCGGGCATGGCGCCAGTCGCGATCACGGTCGAGCTGGTCGAACAGCGCGCTGTCGGTGGAGAAGACGAACATGCCGAGGGCCGCGAGCATCAGAAATCGTCCCGGTAAGAGGAAAGCCGCCCGCGCCGGACCTCCTCGGCCAATTCGCGCTTGATCCGCTGGACCAGGGCGTCGGCGTTTTCGCCCGGTTGTTGGTTGACCGTGATGTGGAACACGACCGGCGCGCCGCCCCCCGCGGATCGCGCCGCCTTCGGCGCGAGCGGGGCGAGGCCGGCGGGCGATGCGACCGGGCGCAGATCCGGCAAGCCGCCGCTCGCCGCGCCGGCCGCGACGGGCCCGAGGCCGAGCGCCCCGGTCGCCGCGACCCCGCTGGCCAGGCGTCCGGCGGCGCGCAGCGGGCTCCCCGCGCCGCGATCGAGCCCAAGCGCCAGCCCCTGGGTCATGTAGCCGCCCATCGCCATGAACAGGCGCGACGGGCTCTTGATGCCGAAGAAGTTCTTGAAGGCGGTGATGCCGGCGCGGGCGATAGCGACCAGCTTGTTCGCCAGCAGCACGGGATTGAGCGCCGCCAGCAGCCCGCTCATCATCATGCCGCCGAGCGAGGTCAGCCACCCCGGCAGGCCGGAGAGCGCGCCCTTGACCATGGCCACGCCGGAATCGAACTTGCCCTTCACCGTGGTCCAGGCCGCGCCGATCATGGCCATGCCGGCGCTGAAGGCGGCCTTGATCTTGTCCCAGTTGCGATAGACCAGATAGGCGACGACGCCGATCGCCACGCCGATCGCGACGATGGCCAGGATCATCGGATTGGCAAGCATCATCATGCCGGCGCGCATCAATCCCTGGCCGAGGAAGATCGCGGCGGTGCGGAGGACGCCGAAGGCCCGCGCCGCGCCCGTGACGATGGGGCCGATCGCGCCGATCGCGCGGAGCTTCGAATACCAGCCCCAGACCGTCGCGATCGGGCCGAGGATCGAGCCGAGCGCATATTGCAGCGCGCCGAAGCCGATCCTGGCCGCGACCAGGCCGCCCGCGATCGAGACCAGGGTGCTGGCCGCCTTGGGGTTGGCCTGCGCCCAGCGGCCGACCGCGCCGGCAAGGTTGTTGACGTGGCCGAGGAAGGTGGTGGCGACCGGCAGCAGCGTGGTGCCCAGGGTGATCGCGAGCTGCGACAGCGAGCCCTTGAACGACGCCCAGGCGACGCTCGCATCGCGTGCCTCGCGCTGGCTGAAGGCGCGCGCGACCGTGCCGCCGCCCTGCCCGACCTGGTCGCGAATCTGGCGATAGTCGTCGAGGTTCTGGATCAGGGTCCGCAGCGCGGCCTGGGCCTGCATGTCCTCGAAGGCGAAGCCGAGCTTGGACAGGTCGCCGCCGGTGGCTTTCTTCGTCAGCTCGGCGATGGCTTCCAGCGGCGTCTTGCCCTGGGCGTAGGCCTGTTTCAGCGCGGCGGGCAGGTCGACCCCGAAGTTCTTCTTGAACGCGCGGATCGTCGCCGGGGCCTGGATCTTGGTCAGCAGGTTCTGGACGTTGTTGGCGGCCTGGTCGGCATCGCCGGCCCCGCGCCGGGCGATCTGCAAGGCGGCGGCCAGATCGGCCACGGCCGGCGTCCCCTTCTGCCCCAGCGCCTGCATCTGCGCGGTCAGGGTGGGGAACCAGCGCGCCATGTCCTTCACTTCGAACGCGCCGGCATTGCCCGAGGCGGCCATGATGTCGAGCGCGGCGGCGGTCTGCGAGATCGGCACCTTCAGGTTGTTGAGATTGGCGAAGGCGGCGTTGGCCCCGTCCGCCAGGTCGACCTTGAAGGCGGTGCCGAGCTGGCCGATCGGACCGATCATCTGCACCGCCTTGCGCGGATCGAGGCCGAGCCCGGCGAGCACATCGACGCCCGAGCGCATGTCCTCTGGCAACTGGTGGAGCCTTTGCGAGAGCAGCAGGATGGTGTTGCCCATCCGGTCGGTCTCGGCGTTGGTCAGCTCCGCCTTCTGCTGGATGTCGACCATGCCGCTGGAGAAATCCATCGCGGCCTTGGTCGCGAGGATGAAGGGCGCCGCCATTCCCGCGCCGACCATGACGTTCTGCGCGCCGCTGGACTTGAGCTGCTCGCCGCGCGCGGTGATCCGGGCGGTGCGGCCGTCGATCGCGTTGAAGCGTTTTTGCCGCTCGATCTGGCGGTTGACGCCCTCGATCGCCTGCTCGAGCTGGCGCTGGCGGTCGATCAGGCCGGTGACATTGCCGCCGGACTTCCCCAGTTCGGCCTCGATGCCGCGCAGCTCGCCCTTCAGGTCGCGCGCGGTGCGGTTCAACCCGCGCAGCGCCTGGTCGCCGGTCTTGCCCAGACCGATCAGGTTCTTGAGGTGCCCGCCGAGATCGCCGACGCCGCTGAACCGCACCACCAGGTTGAGGGCATTGCTCATTTGTCAGCCCGGTTGACGCGGTTCCAGCGCTCGATCGCCCGGCCGCGCCAGGCGAGCAGGTCATGCAGATCCAGCTCGGTCAGCTCCGACAGCGGCCAATGGAAGATCAGGGCGATGTCGGCCATCAGTTCTTCGACTGTTCGCCCCCGAACATCGCCGCCACCTGCGCCTTCATCGCCGGGGTCATAAAAAAACCCTTCACTGTGCCGGCGATCTCGCCCAGGTCCTCGGTGGATAGCGCCGCCGCTTCCGGATCGGTGATGAACGGATCGGAGATGCGCGGCAGCAAGGTAAGCACCGCGTTGATGTCACTGGTGAACAGCGCCTCGACCGTCAGCCCGCGCATTTCGCCCGCCTTTGGCTTACGCAAGGTCAGATGGGTGATCGGGCCGGTATCGCGATGGAGGGGTTCGACCAGCGTGATCTTGATGTGGCTGGTCTTGCCGGACGCATCGCTGGCCTGGGCGGAAGCAGGGGCCTCCACCTTTGCGGGCGCGGGGGCTTCGGCCGGGGCGGGCGTTGCGGAGTTCATGCGGGCTTCCTTGGCGCGGGCGGGAGGGTCTTCACCCCGGCGCGCCCGCTAGTTCGCCGGGGTGAAGCTGGTGAGCCGGATCAGTTGCCGAGGGCGGCGCGGATCTCGGCGTAGCGGTCGATGCCGAAGACGATGAAGACGGCGTTGAGGAGGTCGATTTCGAACCACACCTGGCCGTCGACGCTGAGCTTGTAATAGGAGCAGGCCATCTTCGACTTGTGCTCGGTATCGTCGCCGGGCTTCTGGTTGCCGAAGTCCAGTTCCGAATAGCGGCCGCGGCAAATGACCTCGGCGGCCTGCACCGCACCCGTGCCGTCTTCCTGGTAGGCGCCGTTGTGGCGCAGCAGCACGGCATCGTGACGGGTCGCGCCGAACTGACGGATCGCGCTGCTCATCAGGCCGCCCAGGGCGAACTCGACCTCGATCTTGTCCAGGCCATTATCGATCATGATCGGGCCGAGCATCCCGCCGCCGCGCCATTCCTCCATCTTCAGCACCAGCTTGGGAATAGTGACCTCCCCGACGATGCCGATATGCGTCTGGCCGTCGAGGTAGAGGTTATGGTTCTTGAGCTTGGAGGGCATGCCCATGGTCGGTGCTCCGGTCGGGATGGAAGGTCAGGGAAGGCGCGCGGCGGCGGATCAGGCCGCGAGCTTGCTGAAATCGGCGTAGTAGCGGTCGGTCAGGCGCTGGTTCAGCGTCAGGCCTTCCAGCGGGGCGGTGGGGGTGAAGTCGTAGTCGATCACCAGCTTACCGGCGGCGAGCGCTTCCTTCGGGTTGAGCGCGGGATCGAACCAGGCTCGGGCATCGATGATCCGGCCCTGCGATTTGAGCAGGCGGAAATGGGCGTTGATCGTTTCCAGGATGTCGCGGATCAGGCCCTCGGTAAGGCGTTTGTCGATCGCCCACATCAATCCATCGGCGATGCCGTCCTGCAACACCTGCGAGGTGCGCACCGCGCTTTCGAAGGACCAGCCCGGTTCGCTGGAGCAGGTGCGGTTGCCCCAGAAGCGGAAGCCGTTGGCGCGGATCAGGGTGGTGACGTTGAGGTCGTTGAGGAACTGGGCGTCGGTGCTTTCATCCTGGATATCGAAATAGACGTCCTTCGAAATGCCGGTGACGCCCGCTACCGGCACGTTGGACAGGGTCTTGTTCCAGCCCTGCTCCTCATCGATCTGGGCGCGCAGGCCCAGCCCGCGGGCGACTGCATCGCCGGCGAAACCGCCGGTGAAGTTGGGCCAGATCAGCATCAGCTCGCGGTCGCCGAAGTTCTCGGCATAGTCGGCCACGTCGGCAAGCGCGGCGGCCTGGACTTGGGCGTAGGCCATGCCGCGCAGTTTCTTCGCGACGGGGACCAGCGCAGTGGTGGTGGCCAGGCTGTCAAGGCCCGGCGCGCCGAGGATGCGCGGCTTGACCCCGGTGCGCGCCTGAGAGGTAAGCAAGGCCTGGACGCCTTCGATCACGGCGGCTTCCTGCTCCTCGGCATCGGGGATGACGGGCATTCGTTTCACCACCACGATCGGGCTGGTCTGCTCGGCGATAGCTTCCATCGTGGCCTTGAGCGTGCCGGTGGTGCCGGCCTTGGCTGCGGCGGCGCGGACATCGGTGACGAGGGTCACTTCGTCGAGCGGAAAGGCGTCGTTCAGCGCGCTGGTGGCCGCGCCGGTTTCCGCGCCTGCCGTGCAGACCACGCCGATCACGGCGGTCGCGACGGCGGCGATCGAGCGGGTGCCTTCGACGAGGACGTTGGTCTTGATGCCGTGCATGGAGGGTCCTTTCAGCGGATCGGGATAGTCAGCCGGGTCAGGCTGTTGGGCTGGGGGGTGTCGGTGCGCTGGCCGATCACGGTGAGGACGGCGGTGCCGGCGGCGAACTCTCCGTCGAGCAGGATCCTGCTGACGGCGATGCGCGGCTCCCACCGGGCGATGGCCATGGCCACGGCCATGATGCACAGCAGCTGGGTCGCGCCGTTCAGCGGCCGGTCGACCAGCTCGAACAGCAGCGAGCCGTAATCGCGGCGCATGGGGCGGGCGCCGAGCGGGGTGGTGACGATGTCCCAGATCGACTGCGCGAGGTGGGCATCGCCGGAAAGCTGCGCGCCGGTCTGGCGGTCCATGCCGATCACTGCGGCGCCCCCGTGCTGGCGCCGCCGGCCTGGACGCCGCCGTGGGTGTGGCTCTTGAGGCTGATGCCGTCCGCGACCGCGTCTTCGCTGGCGGTGATCGTGCCGGTCACGTCCACGTCGCCCTCGATCGCCAGGCCGTCCGGGGCGACGATCCTCATCTTGCCGGCGAGTTCGAGGACCAGTTCCCCGGCCTCGGCATCGTAGGACAGCTTCGATCCGTCCTCGAACGCGATCAGGTCGATGGGATCGGCGGAAGGGGCGGGGAAATCGTCGCCGACCAGGCCGCACAGGACCACGGCCGCGCCGATCTCTCCGCCGGGGCAGAGCAGCAGGACCTGCTCGCCTTCGCTGGGCGGGGACCACACGCGGGTCTTGCCCATGCGGAAGGCGAGCCAGCGCAGCGGCGGGGTCTCGAAATCCTCGTCGAGGTCGACCGTGCAGCGCGCCTGGGCCAGATCCACGCTGGCGATGGTGCCGAGGCGGATCAGGCCGTCAGGGTCCGTTTCGGTGTCCTGCGGGGTGCGCGTCATGGTCCAGGGTGAAGCCACGACGCGCGCCTGCGGGCAACGCGGGGGTGTTGTAACCGCCCGGCCCTACAACCTGTGCGGGATCGGGCGGTCGGCCTATTCGGCGGGCGGTGCGGCCGCCTCGGGTTCGGAAACCGGGGGCGGAGCGGCGTTGCCGATCACGCCCAGGCCGATCTTGCGCTCCACGCCCAGGGCGACCTCGGCGACACGGGCCCTGGTCGCCTTGGCGTCGTAGTCGCCGGCCTCGGTCAGGCAGGCGTTGACCGGGCGACGGTGCTTCACGCCGGCATGGCTGAACAGGACCGGGACGGCGCCGGTCGCGGGATCGAACTGGCCGATAGTGGTCTTCATGGCGGGGCCTCCTTAAAGTTTGCCGATGGCGCGCCAGTCGACGCCCTGGCCGATGCCGGCCGCGGACGAATCCTGGAGCGTCCAGTTGAAGCTGGTCCCGTCCGTCGTGCCGCGCTGGGGCCACCAGTCGAAAGGCTGGGTGGTGCCGCCGGTCGGGTTGTAGGGCGTGAGCTGGATGTTGACGCTGGCCGCGTCGCCGAACGGACGCGGGAACGTGTGCGTGTATTGGCCCTGGTAGAACGTGCCGGTGATCGTGCCCCATTGCTCGACGAAGCCGTTGGCGCGCTCCTCCCAATAGCCGTTGGCGTTCGAGCCGAACTTCGTGCCGTCGCTGGCGCGCTGGAAATCGCTGGCGTGGAAGCCGTCGAGCAGATCAGCGTCGAGGCCGGAGCCCGAGCCGTCGTTGCCGGCGTTCCACATCAAATCGCCGTTCAGATACATGGCGCTGGCATAGAAGTGGTGGGGGCGACCCTGGCCGCGCAGATAGGCCATGACCTCGCGCCGGTCCACCGTCCGGCTACCTGCGGGCGTCGTGGACAGCGAGATGGCCGTGCTGCCGTCCGGTTCGCCGATGACCTGAAAGCTGCCTGTCGTGATGTTGTTCTCGTTGAGGGTCTCGATCGACGTATGGCCGATGGCGCTGGCCGACCCATGGTTGTTTCGCAGGAAGAACAGCGTCCAATCCTGATCGCTCACGATCCCGGTGTTGTTGCCCTGGAAAAAGGTGCCGGCGACTTTGGCGAACGCGGTGCTGTCCAGCCCATCGAGCAGGTCCGCGTCGAGGCCCGAGCCCGAGCCATCGACCGTCAGGATCTTCGCCAGCAGGGCGGCCGCGGCGACCAGATCGTCGACGTACTTCTTGGTCGCGGCGTGGAGGTTCGCGGTCGGCGCGCCCGACAGGGCCAGCAGGCCGGCCATCGTGTCCCCGGCCCGGTTGACCGGGGTGTAGCCCAGCGCGCCGCTGGCGATCTGGCCCAGCACCCACTGGCGGGTGGCGGCGTGCATCGCCGCGGTGGGGTCGCCGGACAGGACCAGCAGCCCCGTCATGGTGTCGCCGGCCCGGTTGACCGGATTGTAGCCCAGGCGCGCCGCGACGTTGGCGTAATAGTCGCCGTCCTGGCCATCCAGCAGATCGGCGTCGAGGCCGGAGCCGGAGCCGTCCTGCGCCAGCAGCCAGCCCAGGATGGCCGCCTTCGCCGCGGCCGGGGTCAGGGCGCGCAGGGCGTCGATGCCGGCCTGCGCCTCGGGCACGGTGGCCAGCTCGACCACGCCCTGCCGCTCGGTGGTGGCGGGCGGGTTGAGGAAGTTGGTGTTGCCGAAGGTCAGCAGGGCGGCGCTGATGTCGGCGAAGATCACGTCGATCGCCATGTTCGGGATGGAGGCGGCGCTCTTGACGATCAGCGGGTCCGCCTGGCCGTAGATCCCGAACAGGGTGCCGTCCGCCAGATAGAGCGCGAAGGACCGCAGCGAATAGGCGTCGGCGCTGTCGTCGGAGACGTTGATGTGGATGGTGTCGGCGGCAACGACCTCTCCCGCCACGCCGGCCAGGCGCTTGAACTCGCCCGGCAGGCTGGTCGCGGCGGCGGTGGGCGTCACGGCCGTCTGCGACAGGCCGACCTGGGTGATCGTGACCGGGGCGGTGCCGGTGTGCTGGGCGTTGACCAGCGCGGCGCGGCCGGCGGTGGTGATGACGATATTGACCGACAAGGCTCTCTCCGATCAGGCGGCGGCGGCAAGGCAGGAAACGCGGGCGTGGATCACCGGGCGGGCGACGCCGCGCAGGCCGATCCGGCCCACCGTCCCCAGCCCCAGGGTGAAGGCGAAGTGCGAGCGGGCGGGCTTGGTCCGGGCGACCTCGGCGATCACCGCGTCGATGAATTCGGCGCTGGGCGCCGCGGCGCCCTGGCTGCCCAGCGCCACGCTCAGCTCGAAGGTGTGGGGCAGGCCCGGCGGGTCCATCTCGAACCATTCGCGGACCACGACCTGGCCGCCGAAGGATTCGACGACGCCGAGCACCGATTGCACCGTGCCCTTGATCCGCTGGACCGCGATGGCGGCGGCGACTCGAGCGCGGCGGATGTGGATCGGCCAGGCGGCGTCCCACTGATCCAGCGACAGGCCCCAGGCGAGCCAGGGCAGCAGCTCCTCCGGGCAGTTCTGGGCGGACCACAGGTCGCGCAGCGGCACGTCGATCGCGTCGATCCGCGTCCCGGCGAGCCGCTCCAGCGCCTTTTCCAGCGCGGTCGAGTTCGGGGGCAGGATCGACGCCGCGGTCATTCGCCCACGCCGCCGTCGATCAGGGTTACGCCGGTGCAATATCCGGCCTGCTGGCGGTTCAGCACGATGTCCGCCGCCGGGGAGACGAGATCGATGTTCTGGACGCCCTCGGGATGCAGCGCGGCGATGATGCCGGCGCGGGTGACGTCGCGGCCGAGGCGCAGCGAGGTGGCGAGGTAATCGGCCAGGCGGGCCTGGGCGGCGGCCATGACCACGGAGCGGTCCGGGCCGGACAGGAAGGTCAGCGTGGCCTCCACCGCGAAGTCGACCACGTCGGCGGCCTGCACGGTGACGCGGTCGGTCATCGGGCGGACGTCGGTCGAGGACAGGCGGGCCTCGACCGCGTCGATCACGGCGGCGCCGGGCGCGCCGGGGCCGCCGCGCGACAGGGCGGGGGCGGGGACGGCGCCCGGCCCGGCCGCCGCGGCGGGCGCGGCGGCGGCCCCCGGCCTGATCCCCGGGGAGGCGCCCCGGGCGGGGAGCCCGTCCCTGCCGGG